TCTTTTTTGCCATACATGGTGAGATTGTTCACCCGCTTGGGCGAACCTTTTTCCCAGCCCGGCCTTTCGGCAAACTCGTACTTGAACTTGCGTATGCGTTCGATCACAGCTTCTTTTTTGGCACCCGACAATACCATGTTCAAGATCTCCAGGAGAAAATCTTGGATAACTTTGGGTGTGTCAGATCTTTTGAGATCCAATCCTGTGGCCTTGGTCTTGCCAATACGCCCATCAACATCGAGTCGTTTGTTTTCAATGTCAATGGCGTTGACAGCGTAGCGTTTCTTGGTTATGAACAGACCTCGGTCGGCCACGGTCTCTCGACCGGCTTTGATAAGGCTACCCATGTCTCTTGGACAATGGAAAGCTCGTTCCATGAAGGCCGGAAACGATTCGTTGACCTGATCCGCGATGCTGTCGTAGAGTTGGATGCAGATCTCTTTTGACCATTCCATGTGTCCGGCTTCCACGTCTTTCTTCAACACCGGCCAGGCTGAAAAGTAACATGAATCTGTGTCACCATAGATCACGGCCTCACCTACGTGATCATAGCTGCCAGTGATGCATTCGTTGAGATGAGCGTCCATGTGCCTTGCGATTGATCTGCCGGTGAGCGTAGTCGATTGTCCGATTCGCTTGTCAAAAAAACGACAGCCTGGATTAAGAATAGCACCATAAAGGCTGTTAAGATTAATTTTTTTAACCAGCTGACGTTTGTCCCAGAAGGCGATTTGTTTTGGGTCTGTGGCTTCTTTTTTCTTTGCTTGCAGTTCTTTTCGTTCAGCATACCAGCGTTCTAGCAATCCGGGGATCACCCCTTGGGTCTCAAAAGTAAAAATAGTTCCGTTGGCACTCAGCATCCATGGCCGATTGGAATCGAAAATCAACTGCCAGACTTCGGCAGCACTGAGCACGTCCTCATCGCCGTTGGCCCAGTCAATGGTGATTTCTGTGCCACGTTGCTGTTCCATCACGGCTGTGTACTCCAGAGTAGCAAACAGACCTTCCCAGGCCGCAGCAAAGCTCTGCCCCGACGCCATGCGTTGTTTGATCAGCTGATCGGTCATGACCAATCTCAGTTGTCCTACGATGGTCTCGGGACCCATGTTCAAGGCTCGGATCGCAGAAGGATACAGGCTGTTGATGTCAACGCTGCCTACCCACTCATGTATGCCTTTCTTGGGATAGGCCACATAGGCCCCGGCAGCCTGGATGTCTTCGTCGGTGAGTCTTTCCTTGCGATTGGGTACCACCATGCCGCGTTCGTGTGCTTCATTGATGATGGCCTGCTCGGTCACTGCCACTGCGCCCATGGTGGTCTGCAACAACACTGTGTTGGCATGTGCCAGTTCGTTGGCTAGATCCAGGAAACGCAGTTTGCGGTCGAGCTTGGCCAAGAGAGCAGTGTCTTGTCGGTTGTACTCGATGAACTTTTGGAAGTGCTGATTATAGAGCTGATCCAAGGTTCCTTCGAACTGGGTTTTGCGTTCATTGAGCTCGTGCTCACCGATGGCATCCAGGCTATAGCTGTGTCGTTCTTCATAGGTGTATTTACGATATAGTTGCATATAATCCATATGCACCCGCCCCACCAGATCGTAGGTCTGTGCTTCGGCACCAAATCTTTCAAAAGTGCGTTGCTTGGGCAGCTGGCCCCAGAGGCAAAATCTACGGGTATCGTCCTTGCTGAGTATTCTAGTGCAACGATTCACTGTGTAGGGTATGTCATAGCCTTCGCTGTTCCAGCCACTGAGCACATCGGCGTCATCGATGAGATCCAAAAAAGCATTGAGTAGATCTTCTTCGCGCGTGAACAAGATAGTGTTTTCAAAATCTCGCACCATCTCCTGCGCAGTTTCCCAACTCATGTGCCTGGGAGGTACAGCCAGAGTCACTAACTGATCTAACCAATCCAGATACACAGATATGGCTGTGATGGGATTGAAAGGATCTTCTACTGGGGAGAACCCACGTTCGAGGTCAAAGGCCACCTCGATGTCAAAGAATGCTGTGTGTATTTCCGGCGCATCCTGCCCCTTGTAGTTGTCTTCTAGACAGCGGAATATGGGATTGATATCACTCTCGTAGAGCTGCTTGCCGCTCTGGATTCTCAGCTCTTTGCGGAACTCTTTGTTGTTTCTAGTTGAGAATCTCGAAACAGGGTTGCCATAAATCGAACGGAATTTACCCCGGGGGTCATCGTAGTAGAAGATGTAGTTGGCTGGAAATTCTTGGTATCGTCGTTCGCCATCACGACGCTCAACAACATGGATGCGATCGTGCTCACGATCAAATAACGCATCAACATACATGGATTTGATCCTTGATTTTTTTCATTTGATATAAATATTTATATAGATTCGCTTTATTGAAAGAAAATACCATGTCTAAACAACAATCCATTGGTCAATACGCAAGATGGGAAAGCAACCGAAAACAGAGGTTCGAACGTTGGGTTGAAAAATCTAATAGAATTCATGAGTTCAAGTTTGACTATTCAAAAGTAGACTATAAAGGAAGTCATGACAAGGTGACTATTATTTGTCCAGTGCATGGAGAATTTTCTCAAAAACCGTGTGCTCACACCGATCAAAAACAAGGTTGTCCCAAATGTTCTCATAATTTTCCATGGACGCACGATCTGTTCTCTTCTAAAAGCAAGGAAGCGTACGATGACAAATTTGAGCCAATTTCGGAATATCGAGGAATGAAACATCCGATTACATTACGGTGTAAAGAGCACGGAATTTTTACACTTAAAAAAGCAGAAAAACATCTTGAAAAAAACGGAGGATGTCCGACTTGTTGGTATTTAGGGAGATTAGAGAATCTGAAGCCCGGAAATATCAGCAAGGTAGAGAAAAAATGGCTTGATTCTTTATCTGTGCCATTGCGACAACATAAACTAAACATCAAGAATCAAACCTTTCTTGTCGACGGGTTTGATCCGCTTACTAATACCGTTTATGAATGTTATGGATCTTTCTGGCATGGTAATCCAGAAAAATATAAACCAAACGAAATGAATACCAAGGTCGGCAAAACATTTGGGAAATTGTATAGTGACACTGTTGCGAGAGAACAGATTATTAAACAACAATATCACTTGATTACCAAGTGGGTGTAAATCAATATAACTCATGGTTCTCCTGTGGCTTGTGGCCCACTGACCGTTCTACATGCCCGTGACGTGGGCGAATCGATGCCGCAGCGATATTTATAAGGTCTTGCCCACGGTCTCTAGGATGTTCTCCAGCAGCTCGTGGTCTTGTTTGGCTTTGCCAAACTCGGCCTTGTGTGCGATCTTGATGGCTTTCTTGAGCACTGTGGGTTTGATCTCTAACTCTTCGGCCACGGCCTTGATGGTGTCAGTAAGCCCACCATTGAGGGTTTCAACTTCGTGCATGACCTGCATGCCTTCGTTGATGAGTTGTGTGAGTTTGAGTTTCTGTTCTGCGCTGAAAGTTTTGGTTTCCATAACTATCTCCTTGTGGGTTTATTTTACAGGTATTACATCAACAAAGCAAGATTATTTGACGTTTTGGTAAAATTCGCCGAACTTCAATGTGTTGCGCCAATCGGTGCCTCTGCGTTGATCCAGCTGATCAAGATAGGTCAAGATGGAATGCTGATGCATGTGATATGCAGCACCTGTGACCAGCTGATCCAATCCTGGCATGAGCTGGTCAAGGTCACGGTAGGGGGCTAAACGTTGTTTGATCATCGACTGATACTCCTGAGGTATCACAGCCGGGGCAAAGTAAGGTCTGTGATTGACTTGGAAATGTACCGTGGTATCCGTATCATGAGATCGTGCAAATTCAATCACATCTGCCAGCTCCCAGAGATTGTAATTGCTGGCCACTGATATGAATCCAATTTTGAGACCCGGTAAGATTTTCTTGAGCTCATAGAACCGACCCACATTATCGGATACCTGTGACCAATTACAAGGCCATCTAATCAATTCCGCTGCTGCACCTGTGCCGTCGAGGCTTATGACTAGGTCAACGGCTCGTGCTTGTTGCCAGCGATCAATCACTCGCTGATCAGGAAAGAATGTGGCATTGGTGTTATAGCTTATATGCAATTGACTCAATGGCGCAGATTCCGCATAAATGTCCAGCATGCGCAGATGCTCGGTGGTCATCAAAGGCTCACCACCGGTAAAATGCATTTGGTAGATGTTGGTATGATCCAGTCTACGGAACAGTCTCAGCTTGTCCTCGAAACTGTAGTCCTGATCCTTGAGCCCTTCTTCGCGAGCCCAAGTGCTGGAACTGTAGCTACTGCACATGATACAGGCCAGATTGCAGATGTTTTGTGTAGTGATGTCCACGCGATTGAGTTCAACGCGTATGTCTGGGTCGTGACCAAGATTGCTGAAATATCTGCGGCTCGGTGGATTTTGTTGTTCTTGTCGCCAGCAATTTTCACAGGCCGGTGCTGGCCGATCGGCCAAAGCAGCTTGTCTCTGTTGATCGAGAAAGGTATTGGTAGCAAAGTCAAAATCGTCGGCGCGAGTGGCTTCTGTGAGACTGGCACAGCAAGGACTGACCAATACCTGACCCGAATTGGTGCTGCGTATATGAATTGTACGGAATTGATCTCGGCAATAGTATTTCAACGAGTGTACCTGGCAGAGATTTCGTTGGCAGGACTGTTGCTTACCAGTTCGATGATGCGTTCGTAGTCGTTGCGGTCTCCAGGCTGTATATCGCCGATGGGATAGTCATACCAAGCAGTATCCACAGTCATACCATGACGTTCCAACCATTCGCGCCAGCTGTCACTGGCATAGAGTCTCTGTCGTGCATCTGTGACACATAGCTGAAGGCCGCCGGCGCTGCCGTTGTGGCCGGTGGTATCCCAGTCATTGGGATTGTCTAGATCCAAGTAGCTCTGCAGTGTGCTCTTGCCCAGGATTTCGGGGCCTAAGATCACGTCATGATACTCACGGCTGTGAAATTGGACCCACTGTTGCATGTCCAACCAACGTATAGGATCGCCGGACCAGTCATAGAGCTTGACTTCTTCGAGGTCGCGAACGGGCAAGTCACTGGGCCCACGCGGAATATAAAGTTCTAGTTCATGCACTATCTGATTGATGGTGTCCAGTTTTTGCTGGAGTATCTGCCTAAGGGTGGGCGGCAGATCGGGATGTTCGTTGATGGAGCGTTGTGTATGCGTGAAAAATCTATGTAAATCATTGAGCCAGCGATGCGCAGTTTCGGGGCTGGTGGCAAATTCTCCAAATATGCGTGTTCCCCGATAATGATAATCGAACTTTTCAAGGGCATCAAACACATCATTGACGACCCGTCGGCTGTCTAAGAAAAGGTCTGTGGGTTGATCCATGATGTCTCGACACCAGCGGTTATAGACTTTGTTGGGATCATAGTTGTGTACATAGAGATGATCGCTCCAGCTCACTCCTTTGCGGAACGACCCGTCGCAGAAAAATTCGGCCCAGGCCTGGGCACCCGGATTGTCCAGCACTTGCACTCCGATCGACACTTTTTCGCTGTCAGGCAACGTGAATTCTATTCGCATATGGAATTTATCTGAGTTAGACCTGGGCTCACTTAGATCTTGGCAGGTAGCGAATCTGCGCAGATCGGGCAGCAGCCGCCCACACCGGTCCTAAGGTGATTTGGTCGCTTGTGCCTGTGCTCGATCAAGTATCTGAGCAGTGTTGGCATCTGCTGGGCGATTTTTGGAGTCCACCCAGCCCTGTGGTCCAGGACGATAGGTTTCTCCGCCGAACTTGATGGGTTCAGATTTGGTGGGAGAGATCAACACAGGCCTTCCACCCACCATGCGATATCTGGGTTTGGTCAAGGGCGCTGGTGCTGCAGGTTCAAACTCATAGTAACGACCAGTCCTGGGATCAATGAAAGTGCCTTCGCCGCGGCGCAAGGCCACTTCCAGCATGGCTCGATCTTGGGGGAATAGATCATCTACCAGCATCAACGTTCCTCGATGTAGTCAGCACTGAGATCCTGGCGCGGCCGACGCTGGAACAGCTTCACGGCCATGTCTGCATCATCGATGCTGCGGAATCGGGTGGGCAGGCTGCGCGATCCACGACGCAGTTCAAATCCACGTTTGCTATCGCCCCAGCATTCCAGTCGGGTGCCATCTTCCATGGCATAGGTTTTCACAGGGGCACCTTCGGGCAGTACTGGATCTGTGACGGGTGCAGGTGGCTCATGCACAGACAGTTCTTGCTGAGTGGGATCCTCATCTACCTGATCTTCTTCAGTGGGATCGTCGGTGTGGATTTCTTGCCGGGCCTTGGCCTGCAGCTCGCGGTCAGGAGCACGATCACTGAGTTCACGGCTGGCCTTGCGCTCTAGGCTGTCAAGATAGTCAACGAAATCACGTTTGACTTTGCTGAGCATGTCTTCTTCGATGTCGGTCATGGCTTCTTCCAGGGCCAGCCGATCATCTTCCACGCTGTCGCCCACCATCTTGCCTGCCATGGGGTGTTTGGGGTCGGTCCGGGATTTCAACACAGAGATTCTGCGTGGTTGGAACAGGGCCGGCAATTGATC